CTGAAATGGGTCATGGAGGGGTTGCCATTAATCAGTTGGTTTTGGGCCCCCACCTGGGTCAACTGCATTAAACCACCCGGCATTGTATCTTATCTATACGATTGTTTAGACCAAAGAACCCCCTGTAGCCAGACAGCATGTCGATGTTGTCGTCTTACCTCCCGGGGCCACCGAACCCGGAGCAAGCGTAGCCGGTGCAGTGAAGCGGTTGTATACCGTTGCCTTGTTCCCAAGAACAGCTGTCACGACGTAATTGTACCTCCGGTGAGCAGGAGGAGGGTCCTGCGTAAACGTAGCGGCAATGATGCGACGCTTCTGGTTGGTCAGATAATCCTGTGCAGAATTGACCTGCATTCTATTTATACACATCCGAGAGAATACACTCAAATGAGGTTCGTTCTCGTTAGCACTCACGTTGATCAGACCACGGGCTACTCGAAGGTTGTCTCCAATCTTCTGGCCCAGGCCGCCACACTTGCCCCGAAGGTCAAGACGTTCCATTTTGGATTTCAGCGTCACCCCGAGCGGAAGAACATTCGCAAGGTTCCCGAGGGAATCGTCGCCTACGACGCAGCTGCCAACGAGGACCCGAAGGAGGAGGGCTTCGGGTTCAACAAGATCCACGAGTATCTGGAGATGGTCGGACCGGACGTGGTCATGATCTATAACGACCCCATGATCATTGCACGGTTCATCAACTCGATGAAGTACAAGAAGGGTGAGACGCCGTATAAGCTGTGGCTGTACGTGGATCAGGTGTATACCGGCATCGCTCCACCGCTGATGGCCGAGCTGAACAAGGCGGCGGATAAGGTCTATTGCTTCACGGATGCGTGGGCGAAGGTGTATACAGAGTATGGCACAGACATTCCCCTTCCGGGCGTGATGGAGCATGCAATCGATTCGACTGTCTTCTCTCGTCTGCCGCCCGCGACACGCATGGCTCTCCGCAAGAATGTGGGTCTGCCTTCTGAGGCGATTGTGTTTCTGAACGCCAATCGCAACAGCCAGCGGAAGCGTCAGGATCTGACCATCATGGGATTCGTGGAGCTGCTGCGTCGTCATCCGGATAAGCCGCTCTGGCTTCTCATGGTGACAACGGTTGACCCGCAGAAGGGTGCTCACTACGATATTCAGCGTATCTTCCACGACCAGATCGTCCGTGCGGGTCTGGAACCGAATGTGTATGCCAAGCGTATGGCGATTGTGGACACGGCCCCGCCCAACACGCTGAGCGACGAGGGCATCAACCAGATTTACAATATGTCCGATGTTGGCATCAATACGTCAGACGGCGAGGGCTTCGGACTGTGCCAGCTCGAGCACCTGTATACGGGTGCCCCCCAGATTGTCACGGATGTGGGGTCGTATCGTTCCTTCCTTCCAACCACAGTCACGCAATATATTCGTCCGGGACCGCTCGTCTATCAGGCGGCAGGTATGCCTCTGGGCCTGAGTGCACCGTCCTTCGACCCGAATCACGTGGCTGACGCGATGGATGCGGTGATGGAGAACTATATCACGATGCAGGCTCGGGCGTTGGAGATGAAGTTCAAGACTTGGAGCGACGTGTGCGGCGTTTGGCTCGACGACTTACGTGCCGCTTCTTAACGCGGCGGGACTTGCGACGACCACCACCAACAAGATTGAGATTAGCTTCATCCAAAGTAGTGTCGTCGTATTCTTTGATTACTTCTCCTTTGGCGTTTTCTAGGTGATACGCGTGGGGTGAAATAGCCACGAGGTCATATTTTTCGCCATTGAGTGTGACCTTAGTAGTTCCTTCAATCTTTGCAATGTATGGTTTAACGTCACTTACCATTTCACCAGTCGCACCGGGTAGACCACCCTTTAACAGCCTCTTCACTGTAATGTGTTGATAGTATCGATGTCCATATTCTTTATTGAAGTCAGCCATCTCCATACCATCGGTAATGATTTCAAGTGATACAGGGTCCCTCTGTCCGGGCGGCACCGTGCGTGTTTCGACGACTACGGGGGGCGCTGGCTGGGGCTCACCGTATGGTGTCCATACTATTTTTTTGTTCTCATTCCATAGTCCAGTCTCGAAGGGACCTCCGTTCTTCCCCCTTACCTTTCCCAATATTTGATGGGTCATGCCTCGACGAGATACGAAAAACACGTTTAAATCCGGTTTCGAGTTCGATGGACCCACTCCCTGTATCATCCAGATGGTTTCAGGTACAGCGACCCCCTCGCCAGGAGGTAAATCGTCGAAGTTTTGTTTTATAAACTCTACGACCTTACCAATATTTCTCCCAAGCATTGCTTCGAATTGAAGTCGCTGAGCTTCCATTTCTTCTACCCAAGCCAATATTTAATCTGCGTCTCGGAGATCTTGGTGCCGATACGTAACAACCGCTGATTGTCCTCAAAGGCCTGACCGTCGAAAATCTCCTTCGAGTCGGGGTCCATGAAGTACACAATGTCCTTGATCTTCAACTTCTGCAACCGCCGTTTCTTCCGCGTCATGTTCCGCAGATACGTCTCGTCCAGATCATCGGACTTGATGTTCGGCTTGAAGGCCAGATCCTCACCGGTGGCGGTGGTATCGAACCGCATGCACGAAATAGCCGGCTTCTCGCGGGAGTGGAGTTTGCGGTGGACTTCGCAATCCACTGCGGATTGTTTCAGCAGAATGGAAATCCGCTGGTTCACCTTGTCCTTTTCATACACCTTCTCATACAGGTACTCATCTGTGGACATGAACGTCTCCACCGCTGGTTCACCTTCATATCGCTTCAACTCCACGTCCGATTTGCGAACGGCCACCACGTTCGGTCCGTCGGCACCTTTGGATTGCGTGGGCGAGATTACGGAGATATACAGACTGATCTTGACGGTGCGTTGGTCGAGCGGCAGGGTTGCGTGGGAACAGATGCGAATAGCACGACCGATAACCTGGTCATGACGAGCCGGAGTCCAGTGCGGCTCCATGATGTGAACGTGACGGACATTGGCTAGTGTGATACCTTCGGCACCACTTGACGTGGCCATTAGCATGCACAGCAACTTCTTACCGCGTTTCTCAATGCTCGTCTTCAAACTGGGAGGAAAGCTGTTCTCGTAGCGATTGTTAAGAATCTGACGCATCAACTCACGCTGATCTTCCTTTTCTTCGCCGGAGAAGAAGGCATACGCTGGCTTGTCGGCCATCTCGTCTTCCTGCCACTGTCCGTTCTTGTTGGTGATCTTATACGGCTGCCATCCATTCGCATCCAGAATGGCGGCAAAGACACCGAGTCCTTCCAGCTGGCGATACTGCGAATACACGAATTGATTGGGCCACTCGGCACCGGCACCGCGGGTTGCCTCCACGTTCGTCAGCATCTTCAACAGTTTAGGACTATACTGCTCCAACGCCTTGGCCGTCAAGTACTTGTCCGGCTGAGCCTTCAGAGCCGCCAGAATCTCGGGCTTGTCGGGAACATCGGTTTCCTTGAACTCAGTCTCCACCTTCTTGGTCAGGGCCTTCAACTCGGGAGGCACGGCAAAGTTGCAGGCCAGACGAGAAATCACACGATACGAGCCGCCGTCATCGTTCATGCTTAACGCCTTCCTCGCATCCGCCTTGATTTCTTGAAAGCGGACGTCGAGATACTGTGTGAATTGCTCAGAGCTCATGATGACCTTTTCTAGCATCTTGTCGTCCTCCACGCGTTTGGGAATTAGCCGCTCGTCGGCACCCTTGAAATACGACACCAAGCCCTGGATACGCTTGCCGAACAGCAGGGGATTCTTGATGTTCAGTCCATCGAGAAACGTGCTTGCGAACTCCTCAAACTTGGTGGGCAAGCATTCCAGACTCTCCGTCGTCACGCGGTCAGCCGCAATCTCGGCACCAATCTCTCCGGTTATCTTCTTGTCCCAGGTCTTGACCCAGTCCATGGCCAGAGGAACAAAGGGAATGTCCTTCTTGTACTGCACGGCAATGCGGTCACCTGCCTCGTTGTACACCGACCGGAAATGAGGAGGGTTGCGAGTGATCAGCACATACTTCTTCACCGCATTGAACTCGATGGTATCCACATCGGGCAGAGCCTTGAATGCCGTCTTCATTTTCTCCTCGTCCCACGACGCTGCCTTGGCAAAGGGAATGGTCACCCGCTCGATGGGTCCACGCAGCAGATTCATGAGATACGCAATCTCGTTGGGGCGATTAATGACGGGCGTGCCGGATAGCCCGACAATCTTGCAGTCGGTGGCCTTGTACACTGCATCGTAGAGCCGGCGGGCAATCTCAGAGGAATTGACGATACGCGAAATCAGGTTATGAACCTCGTCGATAATGACCACGCAATTGTTGAACGGATTCTCGGGGAACGTCCCTTCGGCGTCGGGTTTCGGAACAAAGGTATCAATGTTCTTGCTGGACAGGCCGTTGTAGTTGATAAAATTGAAGCGTTGTCCGATGATATCCTCGATCTGGCCCTTGATGATATCCTGAGCCGTCTTGGGCAGGTCCTTGTAGTTCGGGTTCTCACCCGCCACAGTCACGAAAAACTTGCCATTCCGGTCCAGGAATCCATCGGAGATGGACAATGCCTTGGCCTCGGCTCGGGACTGCTCATTCAATGCCTTCTCACGCCAGTGCTGCTCAAAGGCGTAGATAGGGTCGCCGCACTTTCGCAGCTCAGACCGATAGTTCTGTTGAAGGGAGGCCGGAGTCAGCACATACACCTTCTTGTAGCTCATCAGCGACTCGGCAACGGCGATGGACGTGCAGGTCTTGCCGGACCCCAGACCGTGATACAGCAGAATGCCACGATACGGCGTCTCGATCATCAAATATTCGCGAATCAGCTTCTGGTAGGGAAACATCTCGCGGGCATTCGACTGTTTCAAGCACAGGTCAGCATCCTTGTCTTCGGCGTCGAGGGGGTCGCGGTCTTCTTTGCGATACTTGAGAAAGATGCGAGTAATGTAGTCCGCGAACGCTTTCCGGTTCGGGAGGACGAACGCTGGGGCGGCCATTATCTTGTGGTGCGTTGAAAGTTTCGGAGGGATTAACAAGGATGCCCGAAACAAAGCAGGTAACGTACAAAAACACCGCCGCTACCCTCACTATTCAAGACGATGATTCGTGGACACTCAGAGGAAACACTGTCAACCTTAATGGCAAGAATGCAATAGGTCTGACGAAACTCGTAGAGGACAGGGATCTCTCGATGGCCCCGTATGTGCGAGACCCGAACGCGTCCGCTCCGGCTGCCGGACGTCGTCGCAAGACACGCCGCCGTCGCCACGGACGCAAAACTCGTCGCTCCCGTAAGTAATGGAGCCGCTGACCCGGAAAAACCACCGCATCTGGATGGTGTCCATCTACCTGTTCCTCATGGCGGCCTTCCTGTACATCAAACCGTCCGTCGCCTTTGGGCGTGAAGGGCGGATCCGTCCGTTCGGGACGGAGGACAAGGAGGCCACCGTGTTCCCCGTGTGGTGGTGGGTGTTTGTGTTGAGCGTCGTCGCCTACTGCATCACGGTCTACTTTGCACGTTTTAGGTTTGCGTAGATACAATGAGTTGTCCGTACAAAAGCATAGCCGGCGAACCAGGAAAGGGCATCCACGAAACCCGGTTTCTTGGACTTTCTGTAGTCGACGTTGTTGGAACGTACATCTTGTTTGCCATTCCGTCTGCACGCTTCCTCGGAGGGAACGTGTGGATTCACTTTGCCATTTGGCTAGTGATCGCCGAGATCTTCCACTATGCGTTTGGAACACAGACTGCGGCCTTGACAATGCTTGGAATCACAGCGTGCTCTCATACGTCTTGACGATATTCTCCAACACATCCAACATGGCCATTCGCTCCACGTGATGAGGGCGAACATATCCACGACACTCGTCGAATGTCTTCCACCCAATTCCCGAAATTTCACGTCGCTGCATGTGTGTCATCTTCTGACCCACATTCACACGCTCTGGGGCTGTCAGCAGTCCAACAAAGTAGATGTGGCGATACTGAATCCCGTTCAGACCCATGAACGTTTCCTCCAAGACAATGTCCTTCAACAGCGTGTATGCGTCACGCGGAACATTGGTCTCCTCATTGAACTCACGAATCGCACACTCTACATCTGTCTCCGTGCGGACT